ACACGGTCATATACGCAAAACAGAGCCGTACACCGAAGCCTGACATACCGCTTGTCACACTCACCCTGGGTAACGTGAGCCGCCAGCTTGCACCCACCAACGTGATAAACGACGGGGGTGTAGATGGGTATTACCAGTCACAAATCCCTATAATTATAGACCTGTTCACAAACGGGAAGCCCGTCATTGCAGACGGCAGCATTGTCGCCTACTCGAACAACGCCCTTGATGAAATGACCGGCTTTGCCGATTATATCAACAGCCCGGATACGGTGGACAGGTGCATGGGCAGCGATATTTCACTGCTTACGGAGGGTGACGTGCAGGATCTTACAGGGCTTGTCAACGATACAAATTACGAGTACCGGTCACGCATGGAGGTTAAACTGTTCTTCACCCATAAGGCGGGAGGACACACAGGGTACTTTACGGAGGCTGTGGCTGTGGAGGAATCCTGGTAAACCACAATTACATAAATAAAATAATAAAGGAGGACATCCAGAAAATGGGCAATAATTATGACAAGATTGCGACTGTGAGCATATCCATAGCATCAGCCGTTGTCGACAACACAAGTTTCGACAGCATACTGATAGTTGGACCACTCCCAAAGGTCGCACCAGAGAAGGCGCCGGCAAAGGTCGGAGCTTATTCAAGCATTGACGAGGTTACGGAGGCAGGCTGGGTTGCAACAGGCGACGGGGCTGATCCTGTTGGCGTTGCGGCAAGGATAGCTTTTGCACAGGATCCGTCCCCGTCAACAGTATACATCGCACCCCTCCAGAAAGACGATGACAAGGTTGAATACGCTGTCAGCGCCGTACAGAGGGCGGTTGACACATCAGGGTGGTACGTCGTTTGCCCTGCAGGCATTGATGACGACGAACTGGAAACAGTTGCAGAGTATATCGAGACTCAGGAGAAGATGATGGTCTACACCGAACTTGGATTCTTCAAGGAGGGAAAACCTACCGTATCGCCTATATACAACAGGACGGCTGGCATCTACGGGGGAGTTACTGACGATCCCTCCGATGGGGTTCCAGAGGCAAACAAGTACATGAACGTGGCTTTCGCCGTGGCATGGCTTGCAAACGAGTCGGGTTCCGAGACGGCTGCATTCAAGAAGATGTACAGTGTAACCCCCGGGGAACTCAGCACATCAGACACCAAGGCGCTAGAAACAGAGTGCATAAGCTACTTCACCACTGTAGGAGGTAAGAACATCTCCATGATAGGAAAGGTTCTTGCAGGAGAGTGGTGCGACATTATCAGATTCCGTGACTGGCTCAAGAACGACATGCAGGTAAGGGTTGTAAACCTGTTCCTTACCCTCCCAAAGGTACCGTTCACGGATGACGGCATAGCCCTTGTCCAGAATGCAATGGAGGCTTCCCTCAAATCTGGACAGGAAAAAGGCGGCATAGCCGATACGGAATACGATTCCGACGGCAACGAGACACCAGGGTACACTGTGACGGTTCCACTGGCTTCAAGCCTCAGTGATTCAGAGAAGGCTTCACGTAAGCTTACAGGATGCACCTTCAAGGCGAGACTTGCCGGGGCAATCCACTTTGCAGAGCTCAAGGGAACTCTCGCATACTCATTGTAATTTGAAGGAGGTACTGAAATATGGGCAAAATAACCACATACAATCCTAAAAAGGTATCGGTTTCACTAGGAAGCCATATTGTTACAGGATATGCAGATGACAGTTTCATCACGATTGATCCCAACGGTGACGGAGTCACCAAGAAGGTAGGATGCGACGGAGAGATTGTAAGAAGCATAAGCCCTGACGACACCTTTGTAATAAAACTTACCGTGCTGCAGACATCGCCTACAAACTCATGGCTTCAGAACATGCACGCTGCTGACATAGCCAACGGAAGCGGTATGTTTCCGATCCTTGTCAAAGACCTCAGCGGAAGCACTGTATTCAAGGCGGCGCAGGCATGGCCTGCAAAGCCCGCCTCACGCGGCTTCGGCAAAGAGGCAAACAACCGTGAGTGGGAGCTGCACACAGGTTCAGGCACGCTTTCAGAGTAGGCAGAATAATAACAGCGATACATGGGGAGGTGTATTTCACCCCCCTTTGTTGTCGTTAATCGATACTTTTAAATAACAACAGTAATTTATATTCCAAACGGAGGGTATACCATTATGAAACAGATGGAGACAACAAAGAAGAAAATAGGAGACAATACTTTTTACATAAAGCCGTTCCCGGCATTCAAAGCGGCATACATTACAGGATTGCTTGCAAAGACAATAGGACCTCTTTTGGGAGGCCTCGGAGGCCTTGCCAATAAAGGGATTAAAGGGGACAGCGAAGAGGTGGATGTTGAAGCCATTATGAACAGCGACATGGAGGACGTTCTCCCTGCTTTAGCAGGGGCGCTGTCCGAGATTGAACCTGAACAGCTTGAAAATCTTATACAGAGGCTCTGTGTTGACTATAAGAATGTAAGCGTAAGCGGCGAGATTACAAACAATGACGTTGAAATCCTGACATACGACCTTGCAAACGAGGTATTCTGTGGCGAACTTGTAGACATGGTCAGGCTTTGCGTTGAGGTGTGCAAGGTGAACTTCGGGGGTTTTTTCTCGAAGCTGAACATCCAATCTGGAAGCCTGCAAGGCTATACGGAGACTCTGAAGAGGGTGTTGGGAAATGGGGAGAACTCGACCTCAGCAGGTTCAGCGAGCTAGAGATGCGGATGTACTCGTTAATCAAGGCGAGGGTGGCTTCGAAGGCTGAACTTGAAACATACTATACTTTGGATGAAGCCCTTAAACTGTATGCCCTGGTTCAAATGGATCAGGATATACAGCGGGGGGAGATGGATGAAATGAAGGCCCAGAATGACAGAAGGCATTAAGCGGGGAGGTTGTCAAACATGACTGTTGCAGAATTTATCAACAAGGTAGGATTCAAGGTAGACGAATCAAGCGTGAACCAGGTGCAGGGCACCATTAACGATATAAAAAGTACGGCAGCCAAACTCCTTGGTGCAATCGGCATTGGCTTTTCGCTCTCCCAGCTTAACGCAATAGCCGACGAGTTCAACCAGATAAATGACAGAATCAATTACGCTGTAGGTTTTGCGGACGACATGAAGGAGACTCAAAAGGACATACTTGCCGCTGCAAACGATTGCAAGGTATCGTACAATGACATGGCTTCGGCGGTTGTCAAACTCAAGACTGCAAACGAGGAGGTCTTTCCCATCAACGAGGCCGCGGAATTTGTAGAGTACATCAACAAGCTCGGAAAGTCAGCGGGCTACTCCGATGGAGAAATATCAACCATGCAGAGCATGATACAGAGGGTTGTGGCAAGCGGTACCATGGGTACAAGCGAGATAACCAGGATATTAAGGCAGACTCCGGCACTCATAGACACCATATGCAAAGGGCTTGAAGTCACACAGGACGAGCTTATGTCAATGGCTGATGCCGGGAAGATCACAACAGACACATTGAAACAGGCTGTATTCAATGCCGAGGACGATATAGACAATTCGTTTTCTAAACTTAACTACAGTATAGGTGACGCACTGCTCAACATCAGAAACCAGTGGGGCTTTTGGGTTGACGATATCAACAGCTCCCTCCTTATAAGCGAGACTCTTGCAAAGACTCTGGTAAAGGGCTTCACAAGGATAATGACATTCCTCAACAAGGGAAGGGATGCAGTCATGGAGCTGTCTGAAAAACTCGGAGGAACTGAAAACATGCTGAAGCTTATAGCTGTTGCCGCCGCTGCAATCTTCCTTGCCTTTAACTTCACCAGGATTATATCAGGAGTCACCGCCGTTGGAAAAGCCATTAAGGCGGCGTTCTCACTAAAAAACCTTGGCATTGCCGCACTCATAGCCATAATAACTATACTGTTCCTGATTGTAGAGGACTTCGTTGCATTCATGAAGGGCAATGATTCGGTTATCGGGTACGCTTTTCAAAAAGCAGGTATAGATGCCGAGGAAATGCGTAATAAAATTGTCAATATATGGAACAACCTGAAGGCTTTCTTCGGGGGCATATGGAACTCCATAAGGGCGGTGTTTACGCCCGTCATTGACTTTATAAAGAAAAAGATGGAAGACACCTTCGGTGATGACTTCTTCACAGGTGTTGGTACAGGTTTTGCCGGGTTTATAGACACAATCGAAAAACTAACGTCCAAACTTGCCGAGGACAAAGACCTGCAGAATATGATAGGTAAGGTTGCAGTTGCAGTTGCAGGGCTTGCCGCGGCTTTTTCCATTATAAAAAAATTTTCCGGAATCGCGGGAACTTTAAAGGACATAGCCACAGGGGGCACGTCAGCCGCTAAGGGCCTTGGAGGGACTTCGTCATCACTTGGAAACATTGGTAAGAATATAGCCACCGTCGGAGGTGGTATACTTATGGTTGCCGCTGGATTGTTCCTGCTTGCCGAGGCCGCTGTAAGGGTTTCAAGCGCAGGGGCACCCGCAATAGCCCTCCTTGCCGGTATGGTTGTTGCGATAGCCGCACTTATAGCCGTTGCGGGGCTAATGGGGAGCAGGCTTTCCGAAGGGGCTTCCGGAATGCTCATTCTAGGAGCAGGGCTTCTCATGTGCGCTGCTGCGATGGCTGTAATGTCTGCATCAGCCATTGCGTTGTCACAGGCAGGGGCACCCACAATAGCAATGTTCGCCGCCTTTATTGTTGTCTTGGCGGCACTGATTGCGGCAGTAGTCCTCCTTGGACCAGAGCTTCTTATAGGCGCTGCAGGGCTTGCCGTGTTCGGGCTTGCCCTTGACGCTATAGCCGTAGCTGCGGCGATAGGCGCCGCGGCACTTGCTATAGTAGCGGCTGTACTCCCGCAACTGGTTGAATACGGTGCGAGCGGTGCTGTTGCAATACTGGAGCTTTCAGGCGCCCTTGCAGTGTTTGGTGCCGGCGCGGCTGTTGCCGGTGTTGGCGTTGGGGCTGCGGCTGTTGCGTTTGCTGCACTTGCTGTAGCGGCGCTTGCCGCCTCGGTTCCGATGGCTGCACTTGCGGTTGAGATGGGTATAATAGGAGCCGCTATTGCGGTTATGGCTGTATCAGGCACTACAGCCGCTGCAGGGCTTTCAACTATAAAAGATTCCGCTTCGGGGATGCTTGCAAAAATGACTGGGCTTGCCGCCGCGCTTACAATAGGCGCTGCCGGCATGGCTCCTTTCGCCGTTGCAATGGCTGCTGGTGCTGTCGCTGTTGCAGGGCTTGATGTTGCAGTTGCCGCCGCGTCACTCGTGTTTATAGCACTTGCGGCAGCCGTAGCCCTTACAGATGCGGCACTTATAGTAGCAGGCGCCTCCATACTTGTATTTGTGGCTGGGGCAGCCCTAGTCATAGGGACCGCGTCAGCTGTTACCGTTGCGTTTGCGCTCATAGCATCAGGCTCAGTACTGCTTGCCGCATCAATGGCAGTTCTAGCAATACCTATAACAATTGTTGCTGCTGATATGCTTGTCATGTCCGCTTCATCATTGGTTACTGCGGCTTCACTGGTTGTAATGGCTGCGGCAATAGCGGCTCTTGACGTGCTGCTTGTCCCGTTTCCCGCGCTCCTTGCACTTTCTATTGCAAGCCTGGCACTGACAGCTGTTGCAGTAACTGGTGTGGGGCTGGCCTCGCTTGTTGCGTCACCCTCCATACTCGTATTAACCGCCGGCCTTACTGCATTCTCTGCATCCGCAACTGTTGCAGGTGCCGCTTCGCTTGTGGCACTTGCAGGGTTCACAGCACTTGCGGCTGGTACTGTACTTGCTGCAGTCATGTTTTCAGGCTTCGCAGACGAGATGGTATCGGTAGGAGGGGCAGTCTCTACAATGGCATCCTCAAGCCAGGCAGCCGCACAGGGGCTTAAAGAAATTAAAGACGTCGGGGGGAATGCGTTTAAATCGTTGCTCTCAATAATAGTCAAGTCAATGTCACAGATGCAGTCATCAGTGCAAAGCGGTGGCTCTGAAATAACCAGCGCACTATCAAACGCTATGAAGGGTATGAACTCACTTATGGCATCCATGCCTGCAACAGCATACACATGGGGTTCGGACATGGTCAAGGGCATATCCAAGGGCATGAATGCCGCATCCGGGACTGTAAAGGCTTCCGCCGTAGGCATAGCAGGGATAATAAGCTCATACCTGCATTTTTCAACGCCTGACGAGGGACCGCTTGCATCGTATGAGTCATGGATGCCGGATTTTGTAAAAGGGCTTGCAAAAGGAATCAACGACAATAAGGATTCAATAACAGAAGCTATTTCAAATGTATCAGGGAAGATGTCTGCCCTTGCAAATGCAAACGTCGTGTCCCCCGCCACTTCATCATCTGTGATGTCGTCAACCACCAACAACAGGAGCGTAAGCCAGAACGTCAACATTAACAACAACTTCAATGGTGACAGGGCAATCCAAAAGGAGGCTTCACAGGCTATGGATAATTCGGCAAAGGATATAACAGCCGAGCTTGCAAGGGGCTTGGCATATTCAAGATAACACTCACGGAGGTGATTATATGGGGAAGGCCACAAGACCGGTCAGTGTTGCAGGCATAGAGTTTGACGCCCTTATAAGCTCTGACTACACTATGGAGGCAACTGTACCTGAATATGCCGTTGAAAGCGGCTTTAACGTAACGGATGCAATCATACTCAAGGCGGAGACTCTCAGCATGGTCCTGTTCGTGACGGACACACCGGTAACATGGTACAACAGGCATGGAAGGAACAGGGTAAATTCAGTTGTCGCACAACTTGAAAACCTCTATTACACCAAGACGCCTGTAAGCGTTGTCACTTCTGAGAAGACGTACTCAGATATGGCTATAGAATCAATCAAAATCAGCAAGAGTACGGAGAACGGATATGCACGCGAGATACCCATATCATTCAGAAAGGTCCGTACAACCAGTGCGCAGACCACCACCATACCAGCCTCATACGGGAAAAGCGGTTCGACTGGGGCTTCCGCAGGAACGGCAAGCACGTCGTCAGGAAGCTCGTCGGGCAGTTCCTCACAGTCATCATCATCGGAAAGCTCGTCGGGCAGTGGCAGTGTTCTTTATAATGCCGGCAAGAGCGCCGGAATCATAAGCTAGTTATAAGGGGGAGGCACTTGTATGGAATATACTATTATCGAGGTCCCCGACATGAATGACAGCAAGTCGAGGATAGCGCTCAACGGCACTATGTACCAGATAAGGTTTACGTATAATGATACTGCTGATTATTGGAAGTTCGGACTTTATGACAGCCAGGACAATCCGGTTGCCGTAGGTATTAAGATAGTACCCGGAACAGTCCTGAACCTTTTCTTCGGAAGGACACAGCTCCCACAGGGAGCGTTTGGAGTCAGGACGGAGCTTGACAGGGTAGGCAGGGACGACTTCACAAATGGAAGGGCTGAGTTTATATTTGTCCCTGCAGACGATATTGACGAGGGATAGGAGGGCACCCATATATGGCAGGATACACAAATTTTGACCGCCAGTACAGGATGGCTGCAGGTCCGGCAGGGAAGACAGGCTTTGAAGTGGGAGCCACCTCAGCCGGCCAGCCCGAGCCACTCCACATCTCATTCAGGCTTGAAAAAAGCGACCTTGAGACGCAGAATACAGGAAAGATAGAGATATGGAACCTAAATTCAGAACATATTACAGTATTGGAAGGAAAGGACTGCTGTGTAAGCCTCAAGGCAGGATACGGCAGTACTTTGCCATTGATATTTGCCGGGCTTGTAAGCTTTGTTTCCAGCAAGGACGACGGTGCTGACAGGAAGACGACGATAGAGGTTATTGACAACCTTATCGAGGTCAGGGACACATATGTGTCGGTATCATACAATGGAAAGGTCAATTGGAAGACTATATTTGACGATATTGCAAAGCAGATGGGCGTTGTTCCCGTATATTCGTACAACGCCACCTTCACAGACGTTTCAAACGGATTCAGTTATGCGGGGCTTGCAAAAAACGTCCTTACAAAGGGCTGCAACTGCTGTGGGTTATCATGGAGCATACAGAACGGTGTCCTGCAGATTAAAAAGAATGGCGATGCCATGTCTACACAGGTATACCTTTTGTCATCTGATACAGGGATGATAGGCTCCCCTGAAAAGGTTGCAGTCAAGGACAGTGAAGATTCGTCTGTTACAAGGACCGGTTGGGATGTCACTTTCTTTCTCAACGGGGCAATAGATGTTAATGATTATGTGAAGCTTGTGAGCAGGGATGTCACAGGCTATTTTTATGTTTATTCAATACAGATAGCGGGAGACAACATAAGCGGTGACTGGACGTGCAAGGCAAGGCTGCTTGAAATCGTCAAAACTGCCGTCGAGGAGGACACAGCGGAAACAGCCACCACGACAGTTACATATAAGGTTGCCACCAACAGTGGAAGGCTTATGCTTAGACAGTCACCAGGTATGACTTCGATCCTTGCAAAGATGCCGAAGGGAACGACTGTAACAGGTGACGGACAGGATTCCGGGAGCTGGATACACGTATGCTACAACGGCACATGGGGTTATGCAAGTTCGACATACCTCCAAAAGGTCTGATTCCGCCGGTTTTGTATTATTCATTTATTATTTTTAAGGAGGATACGAATGACACAGGAATTTGTACAGTCGGTAAAAGACACTGTAAATGAACAGCTTTCAGACGTCCACACTGCCCTCCCCGGGAGGATAGTTTCCGTGGACACGGCATCGGGTACCTGTACGGTCCTCCCTGTAATGCGTGCGAAGAAAGGCAACGGGGGGTATATAAACTATCCGCAGATAAGCGGTGTGCCCATCGTATTCCCCCAAGGGGGAGGGCAGGGTATGTCGGTCACATATCCTGTCACCGCTGGGGACGGGTGTCTTCTTGTCATATCCGAGCAGTCCCTTGACTATTGGATGTACGGGAGGACCACTGACACTGATTTGAAATTCGACATCAGCAACGCCGTATGCATACCGGGGCTGTTTCAACAGCTTCCAGAATCATTTGCAAATGCGTGCAGTGACGAGGCGGTTATAGTTGACGCTGACGGTGTGAGGCTTTCGGTCTCTCCCAAGGGCGTCAATATTAAAGGCAGCCTTACGGTAAGCGGTGCGATAAAAGGCGCAAGCATCTCGGCCACAAATGGCAACGTTTCAGCCAGCGGTAATATATCAGCCGATGGGAGCGTCACAGCCGGCTCTGATGTCACGGCAGGGGGGATATCGCTAAAGAGCCACACCCATACAAGCTCCAATGCAGGAAGCAGTACAAGCTCCCCTAAATAGGATGGTTATACTTTATTCCTGTAATCACAGGATTTTTAATGTGTTTTAACGATTGCCGTTTTTGATTAATGCTCTAAACAGAGGAGGGAGTGATTGATAATGCTGGACATTGCCGTAGATGGAAACATGGACATCGTTGTCACTGAGGATGGCGACATATCATTGTATAGGAAAAACATACCGCAGGCAGTCAGGACGAGGCTCCAGTGGATTTACGGGGAATGGAGGCTTGGCCCTGAACTTGGATTTCCATGGTTCGAGGACGTTCTTGTCAAGAACCCCAACATGGAGCTTGTAATGTCAAGGATACGTACCGCCATCATGGAGGTTGACGGTGTTGAGAGTTGCAGCGTCGAGCTTTATGAACTCGACAGGTCCGCAAGGACTGTCAGGTTCGGATACAAGGTTTCCACTGCTGAAGGTGAGACAATACAGGAGGAGGTAAAACTTAATGTCTGATTACGGACTTACCACCCAGGGCGTAAACATCAAACGCCTTGACACAATAATTGACGAAATGCACACAGATCTTACTGAGAAGTGGGGTGTCAACACAAGGCAGAACACGTCCTCCCTTCTTAACGTGCTTATCACTGATATAGCGGACGAGCTTGCGGAGCTTTGGGAGTTTGGTGAGGATATCTACAACAACACATACCCTCAGAGTGCCGAAGGCATGTACCTTGACAACGCCACACAGTTTGCCGGGATAACAAGGGAGGAGGCTGCAAAGTCATTCTACCATATACTGTGCACCGGCAAGGAAGGCACCATTATCTCCACAAGCACAAAGGTATGCACCAATACCAACCCGGTTACTGAGCTTTCGCCTGTAAGCGACTACCAGCTTTTAAGGACACAGTTTAACAAGGCTGTTGTGAAATCCGTTTCCGTGGATGGGAATCCGTTCACAGTTGTACTGAATGGGGAGACATATTCCGTAACCCCCGGAAAGGGGACCAGTGCTGGAGATGCCCTGAAGCTCCTGTGTGATTCGATTGCAGACAGCGATTTCAACGTGTATGTTGATGAGGATAAGATGAGGCTCTCAATATCCGCAGTTGATGTCACTTCACAGAATGTAATGGTCCTCTCCGAGAACCTTACCACTGACAGTATAGGATGCGTATTCACATTTGGCACTGATGAATACGGGGATATATACCTTCCTGATGGTTCCATTACCGTTATAGAGAAGTCGGTAACGGGACTGGACTCAATTGTAAATGTCGGCACTTACATCAAGGGCAGGCTTGTTGAATCCGACTCCGAGTTTAGACAGTCATACATAGACAAGATATTCAGCCATTCGTCAAGAATGGTTAAAAGCATCAAGAGTGCAATCCTTACCAACGTGCAGGGTGTTACATCCGTAAGCGTGTATGAGAACTGCCGTGATGAATATGATGAACAGGGGAGGTACCCGCACAGCGTTGAGGTGGTTTGCGACGGTGGCGAGGCTACGGATATAGCAAGGCAGATTCTCAACACCAAGGCAGGCGGAATCAACACGTTTGGTAGCACCTCCGTTGTAATAAATGGTGATTATGATGATGACATTACTATAAGGTTCAACCGCCCTGAATACGTCAAGACATGGTTCCATGTGACACTGACCATAGGCAGGGGCATGAGTATCAGCACCGATTATGTTGAAATAGTCAAGGACATTATAACCTCCACAATGGAAGGGCTTGAATGCGGGGACGACGTTATACCCCAGAGCCTTTTCCTGCCGAATATATACGGTAAGGTTGGTGGAATCGACTACGTTGATGTAAGGATGGGTACAGGTAATGACGAGCCGTCAGAATACAAATTGAAGAATGTATATGTAAGCGAACGCCAGAAGGCGGTCACTTCGGAAGGCATGATAGAGGTGGTTATAGATGAGTGATTACAGCGGATACATCAAAAAACTGCTTGACGACCTTCCTGAGCAGTACAAGGGAAGGCAGAACCTTGAAGCGCTTATAAGCGTTATTGGCAGGCAGATGGACGACATAGCATCATTTTACAGGGATATTCTTGAAAAAAGGACCATCAACAGCGCATCCGGCACAAACCTTGATATGGTAGGCGACATACTGGTACTTACAAGGATTGATGCAATGTACGCGATGAATAAGACACGCACTCTCACCGATGACGAGTACAGGAGGATGCTTATATACAAGACCTCCACCAACTTCGGCGATGCCACCTACAGCTCAATCATGAACTGTATCAGGATTGTAAAGGATGACCTTCTTGGATTCAGGATAGTGGAGGAGCCTGAAAAGCCCGCTACAATCATACTGGAGACAAAGGAGAAGCCGTCGAGGGATGGAGTTGTGGACATGCTCAACACCCCTATTCCCAGAGCAGGCGGTGTAGGCCTCATAGTTCGCGCAAACGATGGTGGTGATCCATGGTGCAACGTCACCATCGCCACTTACACCATAGCCAGCATAAGCGGCGACAGTGGCGATGACAATATTGCGGACTATACATGGTATGCAGACAATGACGGCACAGCTTTCTGCGATCAGGATTACAATATCCTTATAGTATGAAGAAAACTAGCAAACTAAGCAAACCTAGCAAAAACAAGCAACCTAAGCAAAAGCTAACAAAACATAGCAAAACATAGCAAACCACAGCAATTCGAATTAAAACAACGAATGGAGGGATATAAATGAAGCCCAGGCTAACAAATGACGGGGTTGCCGCCATGATACAGGCGTTGGACGGTACGGGAATTAAATTCACTAAGATATCGGTAGGCAACGGGGAATGCCCTGATGACTACAGGAGCGTGAAGACACTCGGGAACCCCATAAAGGACGTGAGCATAGAGGAGTTTGAAAAGGACAGTGACAACGGGTACGTACTCATAGAAGGCATGTTCTCCAACTCAGACCTTTCTGCAGGGTTTGATTGGACGGAGGTCGGCATATTCATATCAAACCCAAACTCTACTGATGCCGAACCGCTTGAAGACGTCCTATATGCATACTCCCACTACCAGATGGACGGTGATGAATCGGGTGCGGCAAAGATACCCGCCAAAGGGGATGAGATTTTCGAGGTAAGGCTTACCTACAGGATATATGTAGGCGAGGTTGACAACATCTCCGCACAGTTTTCAGATGCACTCAGCTACGTTACAAAGCAGGAGCTTAACAGCCATGCTGATGACAGATCCAACCCCCACCAGGTTACAGCGGCACAGGTAGGCCTTGGAAATGTTGACAATGTAGCGGTTGACGACATGGCCCCCAGCATCGCCGAGGAGCCGGAATACAAGACCATAGAGGAGGGAGACACACTCCCTACCATACTAGGCAAGATACGGAAGCTCTTCACGAAATTTACCCTGCATCTGTCTACTGACAACCCCCACGGTATCACGTATTCCAATATAGGCGCGGCTTCTTCCACGCACAAGCATTCCACGTCTGACATCACTTCGGGAACACTGAGCGTCGCACGCGGGGGCACAGGAAGCAGCACCGCCGCCAACGCCGCCAATGCCATACTCGCATCAGGCGCCTCCTCCATAGGCGGCAACCTGTGGTTTTCACAGATAGGCAACAGCGGTACAAGGGGCATAGGAGGCGACATGTCCACAAGCGACTATTGGAGGGTTGTCGGACGTTCAGAGACACAGGATAATGGGTATGTGGAGATAGCGACTGGAGACAACGGCACAAATCCGATAGTTGTAAGGCAGTATCCGGACAAAAGTTTTGACAATGGCAAGTGGTACAAACCCAGCAGGACAGCGTACCTCCTGGATACAGATGGCAACACCTCTTTCCCAGGAAATTGTACCGCTGAAGCATATAACACCTATTCTGATAAAAAGATGAAGAACATACACTGTGGTATTTCAGAGGACGTTGCGAGGGAGCTTGTCATGGGGCTTAATCCTGTGGAATACGACCTTAAATCTGACAAGTCACACCATGTAAAACTTGGATTTGTCGCGCAGGAGGTATACTCCCTTGCGAGGAAATCAGGATACACAAACTGTTCAATCTATGCCGCAGGTTCAATGCCAAAGAGTGAGGGCGATGTGGATTTTAAGGCTTTCCTTACTGACGAGGAAATTGACAGCATTGGCGACGATGAACTTAGATGGAGTGTCGACTACCTGCAGTTAATAGCCCCCCTTGTAAGGCTTGTGCAGTCGCAGGAGGAAAGGATAAATGAATTGGAAAAAATTTTGAAAGAAAGAGGGGTTGAATAAATGGGACTAAAGAAGCTTACAGAGATTGAAATAGCCTCTGGGATAATGGAAGATGCCGAGCCAAACGTATACGTCGAGAACAACGGCGAGCTTTACAGGACTCCCCTGAAGCTCGTTGCCTCGATGCTTGACGGAAGGCTTGACGTCAGCTTTGACGAGGACGAGGGACAGCTGTACCTTGTCGACGGAAGCGGGAAAAGAATAGGATACGGCACACAGATAGTCGCCGGAATAAACAGCCTCAATATGGTCACAGAGGAGGACGACTCTGGAAACTACTACCTGGTTACATATGATGCAAAGGGAGTTGAGCTGTGCAGGGTTGAGTTCCAGCCTACAGGGGGCGGAAGCGGTACTGCATATGTGTGCAGGCTCATAAACGGAATGACGTCCGCAAGGCTTTCAGTCCCGGCGGGGCAGTCATGCGTGCTCAGTTATGAATTTTTGGAAATGTACGGCCAGATACAGACAACAGTCAATGCAACCGCAAAATATTACATCAAGGGTTCAACCGGTGATTACATGCTTATATCAACCCAGGACATACAGCAGGGGGCGAACAAATTTGACGCCACACAATACCTGTCCACAGGCACCAACTACCTCAAGATTTCGGTTACGGGAGGTGAATCAGGTATTGAGAAGACGCTGGTATTCACCCTGAATGTCGTCGACATCTCCATAACCTCCACATTTGATGACACTGTTGCATATACGGGAAGCATAAGCTACCTCTATAAGGTTTACGGAAAATCGCTTGACAAGGTCATGCACTTTATAGTCGATGGCGAGCCGTATGCGGAGGTCAGCATAGGCACAAGCCACAACGTGCAATTGTCGCAGATTATAAACCTTGCAAAGTACGGGCACGGGGCTCACAGCCTGGAAGTCTATTTCACGACATCCGACGGCACGAAATCCCCCAGCCTTAAATATGACATTATATACAGCACCGGGGAGTCAGATCCGATAGTTGCCAGTTCGTTCGAGGTTGAAAGCGTTACATACGGAGAACCGATATACGTCAATTACGTCGTGTTCACAAACGGCAAGGACTACACGGACGTTGTTAACAGGAGGGTATACAGCCTTGACGGCGAGGGCAAACAGGTAAATTACACCGAAAACATGCAGTACAACGTAATCAACCAGAAGACACAGAGCTGGACTATAACGGACTACCCGTCTTCAGGTGATATATATATCGAGATTTCATCGGGTATATCCGTCAAGACATTCAAAGTTGAGGTTGAGCCTGTAGCTGGTGACAGGGACTTTTCACCGGTAAACACCAGGCTTGTTGCGGCATTCAGCGCAAACGGGAGAAGCAACAATGATGCAAACAGGGATTCCTTCTCAAGCGTCTACACAACCAAGGACGGTGTCAAGACCAGCATAACCGCAACAATCTCAGGTTCAAACCATTCGTCAAACGGATGGCTTGCGGATAATGACGGATATCCCGTACTGAGGGTTTCAGGCGGTATGGAGGTTAATATGAACCTCCCGTTTCTTTCTGCAAGCTATACCGACAGTGATGGCAACAAGGTTACATTTGCAGGCACCCCCACCACTGCAGGAAGGACATTCGAAGTTGAATTTAACGCACATGATGTAACCGACAGTTCAAACCCGATCATCACCATGTGGGACGGCGAAACGGATGTCGGTATTAAGATATTCCCTACAAGGGCGTACATGCTTTCAGACAGTATGGGTATAACCACAGACGGTGATGGCAACATTACAAACAAGAACAATATCCCTTATGTGGAGTACAAATCAGGCGAGAAGGTAAGGCTTGGGTTTGTAATAGAACAGCAGGGCTACTACGTCGAGGACGACGGGACAAAGAAGCAGCTCTGCAGGATATACGTTAACGGCGAGCTGTCCAAGGCTGTAGCATACAGTACCGACAGCTTTACGACAGATGCAAAACTAAGAATCTCAACAGACGGATGCATAGTCGATGTGTACTCAATGAGGTTTTACGATTACGCCATCGGGCATGAAGGCATATTAAAGAACCGTATAGCCGATATGCCGTCCATAAGCGACAAGATATCTGAGTATGACGCCAACGACATAATGGACGATTCAGGGGATATATCCTACGACCTCTGCCTCACCAAGTACCCATGCATGGTCCTCACTGGGGCGCTTTCAGCATACAAGGGAAACAAGGTCAAGGTCGGCGTTTACTTCACCAAGCCCGACGGGGAGAGCGACGACGGATTTTATGCTGAAATAGAATTGATGGACAAGGACTCCGACGGAAAATACGGAAACGTCAACAATGTACAGGGTACATCATCACAGTATTATATCAAGAAGAATTACAAGATTACATTCTACAGATGGGATGAAGTCAATGGGAAGTGGGTTAAGGTCAAATACAAGATATTTGACGATGCAATCCCTGTCAACACAGTCTGCGTAAAGGCTGATTACATGTCAATGGACGGTGCAAACACTGCAAACGCAAACTTCTGGCAGACTGTTGTTTCAGAGAAGACACCCCCTCAGGAGAAGGACGAGAGGGTTCAGACAGCCGTAAGGGGGTACTGCATAATGATGTTCCAGCGTGACACTGAATCCGACAAGCCATCGTTTATAGGAAGGTACAACCTTAACAATGACAAGAGCAATTATGAAGCTTTCGGGCTCACTGACGAATCCGACGATGGGAACAACACGCTAAACCAGAAGTGGGAGTACCTTGACAATTCCGAGGACATATGCAACTGGAAGACCGACAAACTCAAAGCCCCCAGGAATGACTCGGATGGAGGCACATACCCAGCATGGATGGACGCCCTTGAAAGCTGCTATCCCGACCAGGGTGACCTGGAAGACGAGGGGCTTACGCCGAATCTTGACTACATACAGCCCGCATACACATGGGTTGTACAGCGTGCTAACTTCTGGGAGGCAAGCAGGGAGAAGGACGGAAGGGACTACACCTACAAAGGCATATCCTACGAAACCGAGTACGACATGAAGCTTGCAATATACAAGGCTGAGTTCACCAAGCATTTCAACCTGCACCACACTACGTATTATTTCGTTTCAAACGAGATCCCGCTTCTTGTCGACAACTTCAGCAAGAACTTTTTTGCGACTTTCTTCAACACTTATGAGCAGAACCTTGTATTCACCGACGGCTCAACGTCCCTTGATGACATCACGGACGAGGACGGCACCGTTGACGCATCGAAGATAGACTGGGAGAAGTCCACCTTTGCAATATTGTACCCGTCACTCTACGACATGGATTCCTGCCTGGGAAAGGACAATAACGGATTCGACCAATTCCCGTATTATGCAGAGATGTGGGACACATACAACGGCTCAATGATTGTCAACGGCTCGGAGAACCTGTTCTGGAAGATGTTCTACGCAGCCTTCTACAGTGAGATAAAGGCGTTTTACAAGACAAAGATGGATACAGATAAGAGCCTCACATATGACAAGTACATCAAGGCGCTTATAACGGATTCTACAGCATCCCTTCCAACGGTTGCGATTAACCTTGACCAGAAATTTAAGTACATTGACGCATACGAGGGCGGATACCTTGATTACAGCACCAACAGCTGGCTCTTTACATCTGCATACCTCTACCTCGCAAGAGGCACAATGTCGCTGAAGAATATGGACTATCTGTACAAGAGGTTCAGGATGTTCGAGAGCAAGTATATGACTGATGCATATATGCAGGACAACTTCAACCTCCGTGTAAACGCTGGACAGGCCAATCCTGAAGACCTTGCCTTTAACGTGACTCCCGCACAGGCATTATACTGCTATACAGAGTGGGGCAACAGCGGTTCGTATATCGGCAGGAAGTGTCTGGAGGGTGAGAGCGTTGAGATGAAGCCCACATCTTCGGGAAACTGGTTCGACATAGTCCTTGCCATATACGGGGCAAGCAAGATTAAATCTTTCGGGGACCTGTCACGCCTTATACCTTCGAAACTCCAGGGGCTTTCAATCTGCTCGCTTCTTGAGGAGCTTATACTTGGTTCGGAAGACGAAGGCTATGAGAACTCAATGCTGACTTCGGTTGCAGATGCATCATACCTCTCACTCCTGAAGACGATAAACGTAAGCAACTGTACTGCACTTGCTGGAAATGTCGATTTAAGCGGGTGCAGCCTTATAGAGACCGTTCTTGCGGTCGGAAGCGCCCTGTCATCAATAACGTTACCCACCGACGGTTATCTGAGGAAGCTCCACCTGCCGGGGACAACGTCGTCTCTCATAGTCCTCGACCACACGGAGCTTGACGACTTCTATATTGACGGCACTTCCAACCTCCAGAAGATATGGATAGAAGACGTCCCGCTTATAAGGACTGACGAACTACTGCTTGGCACGCTCAAACAGTTGTCAAGGGTTAGGCTTGTGGACGTTGAATGGACTCTTGACAATGAGGAGCTCCTAACCCTTCTTGTCTCTGATGCCGCCAAGGGCAAGCAGATAGATGTAAACGGAAATGAGATTGACAACCCCGACGCATACCCTGTAATAACAGGCACAGTTGCTATTGACAGAATCCAGGGAAGCCTGTACACGGCCCTCAAGGAAGCCTACCCTAACCTTACCATAAACTACAAAACGAAATACCACAGCGTTGTATTCTACGATTGGGATGGTTCCGTGGTTAACTCACAGAGCGTAAATGACAACAGCTCCGCATCCACTCCGAGGACTCCGCAGAGGGACAACGACGTACAGTATGTATGGTCATTCAGAAGCTGGGATACGGCATATTCCAAGGTTACTTCTGATTTGAAGATAACCGCACAGTATAGCAGCTCATTACAGGTTTACGACATAGAGTTTTACGACTCTGAAAATGACAATGCATACCTCACAACAGTAGAACATGTATCCTACAGCACGACATATGAGTTCCCGCAGGAGTGGCCAACCGCCGAAGGAAAGCTGTTCACAGGATGGAAGGATTCCGAAGGAAATTTCTATGCATACGAACAGCAGATGCCCGACAGGTCCGCAAAGATTGACGAGAACGGGCTTCCCCTCACAATACAGCTTTACTCAGTATACGAAGATGTTGCATTCCCTGAAAATTCAAAATCGCTGGAGGAGCTTACAGAGGGTGAAAAACTCTTTGCGGCAATCGCTGTGCAGAATGGTTCAGCCGAAGGATGCACCGTAACATACTACCCGGATACCATGGAGTACGTCATACAGCAGAGCGAAACCCTAAACACCATATCACTTGCGCCAGCCGATGAGTTCACATTCACAATGTACGGTGGCGAGCAGGTGACTATGTATATAGGCGACTTCAACCATGATTATTCTGATTTGGAGGAGACGAAAAAGCTTGGAATCACATACCTTATGAAGAACCTGTTCAAGGACAGGCAGAACATGAACCCGTCATACAAGCACTGTTTCAATTTCACCATAGGCGATGGCGAAGCAATTGTAAGCGACGACCTGGACCACAGCTCCGCAACAGATTCACTGCTTACCAACACCCACAATGTCACCGATGAGGAGGCAGAGGAGGGATACTGCAATATCACCGCCGTGGGGCAGACGTACCTCAGCACGATTATTGTAAAGCATTCCGACGGCACATCCGACACATGGCATTTTGACTACAAGGGATTCTATGCCGATGATGATAATGCATACGGATATCAAAAGAAAACATGGTATCTTTCAGATTCCAATGAGGACGAAAACAACAGGTACTACAAGATAGGAAGGATGATGCAGAGCCTCGACGACACAATTGACTGGACAAAGACACAGTTACAGTCGTCATACTTCCAGAATGACACACACGAGTTCAAGGACTTCGGTGGAATCATATTCGAGGCCACAGGAGTTGACACGTTCAATACGCCGGACAACGCATATGACGGCACGGGAGTTTCAAGGATAAGGTACCTTGCAGACTACAGCAACGATTGGAACAACTTTATTGAAATGACGGAGGGCTCCGTTATCAAGGTTCCGGTTTCCGAAGGAGACAAGCTCACCGTCAAGTGCTACGGATACAGCTGTAACTGGCTGGGATGGGAGGGAAGCGCAAACAGAAGCAGGATACCAAGCATCGTTAAGAAACTTCCGATAGCAATCAGGAATATAATAGTCCCTGCATGTAAGAGGGGCAACGTGGGCAACAGAAGCTACACGGTACACAAGACAATGGATACCATGTGGCTTATCTCCAACATGGAGGTACGTGGATGGACCACAACACACCCGTACATGGACGAGGGCAGTCCTTACCCGGTATTCACCGACAATGAATCAAGGAAGAAACGCCTCAATAATGGACTGGGCGATTTGTACTGGTGGTGGGGGCGCAGTCCCTATGACGGCTATTCCGACATCTTCACCAACACGAATGCGGACGGCAATCCCAACAACAACCACTGGGCGAACGGCACCCGCGGCGAGTGCCTCGGCTTCAGTTCCGGCTCGGCAGAGACGGAATAATCATAAATCATACAATCCCTGCGGCCTTACGCCGCGGGGAAACTGAAAGGAGGTGACACAAAATGTCGGTACCGGTAGGCAAACGCGGAAAAAGCAGTGCACAGTTTGTCGAGACGGCCAGCGAGATTGAGGCATACGCCATAAATGTGTGCAAGAACTGGCCCAAGACCTACACATTCCTGCTGACAAACAGGACGGTGGCACTTGCAAGCGAGGTATACGAGTACAGCATGAAGGCAAATGCAATCATGCCAAAGACCGACGAGGACGTTGCAAACAGAAAGGCACTCCTTCAAAAGGCCCTAGGAAGCCTTTACGCATTTTCGGCGAAAATAGAACTCGCATACAGGCTTTTCCCGATATGCAGGCAGAAGGACAGGATGACGGTTAACGAGATTGACGAGAAAAGCGCAAAAATCTTTGAGAGGTTTATGGACCTGTGCGAGACAGAGGAGGCCTCACTCAAAGGCAATATCAGCTGGACATGTTCGGCTGTGAAAAAATAAATATTGCAGGTATGCATCTGTAATTCAGTCAGTCGTGGGCGATTTGAACTGGTGGTGGGAGCGCAGTCCCAATGCCGGCAATTCCAACAACTTCACCAACACGAATACGGACGGCAATCCCAACAACAACAACTGGGCGAACGGCACCAACGGCGAGTGCCTCGGATTCTGTAAGTATTTCGGACAGACGGAGTAGGCTTAATGCCGAAACCAGCGCCATTTTACAGAAGGAGATGCAGACCTTCCGTGGTTAAACCACGGTAAATTAGCACAGACCTGGAGAAAGGTCAAACCTGATGTGGGCGGGCGGACGCTTCTTGCATGGCCATGGGAGCTGTAAAAGGGACAGGGGACACCCATCCCGGCGGTACAGTGAACTTTAAGGGGCGGTTATCCCCCTGGGCTTCATGCCCGGTCCCACTTAGTAGCAAGTTAAGGTAACAGCATGTTTTTTAAATACATGCAGGCAAAGGATTTTATGTTATACGGGGTGCACTAAAAATAATGAATAGCAAAGAGAGACACGAATTAAGATACCAGAGGAGGAAGGCTGCGAGGGAGGCCAGACGATATGAAAAGATAAAGGACGCACTTGATTTTGACAAAGTAATGTCTTACAGCCATATGTACCGATCTGCACGTAAATGCTACAAGGGCGTAAGGTGGAAGGCAAGCGTGCAGATGTACAGGGCGCACGGAGGCATCAACGCCATGAGGGCCTACAAGGAAATCAAAGCCGGTAAATTCAACATAAGGAAGGGACCGGAGTTTGAAGTCGTGGAGAGGGGCAAACGCAGGAGGATAAACAGCATCCACATAAAGGACAGGGTTCCGTCCAAATGCATGTGCAACTACTCGTTAAAACCCGTCCTGCACAGGTCATTGGTATACGACAACTGTGCAAGCCAGGAGGGGAAGGGAACCTCGCAACAGCGGAAGAGGCTTGAGTGCCACCTCCAGAGGCATTTCAGAAAGCATGGAATGAACGGCGGGCTAGTAATATTCGACTTCCACGGATTTTTCGAAAGCATCATGCACTCGCTTGTAAGGGGCATACTTGACAAGAACTACACTGACCGGAGGATTGTAGGCTTCAACATGAAGGTTGTGAGGACATTCCGAAAAAATGTGGGGCTTGTACTTGGCAGTGAGAACTCGCAGGACTTTGCAATATCCGTCCCGAACCTGCTGGACCACAGCATCAAGGAGGTCCTTGGTATTGGAGGCTATGGAAGATACAACGATGACGGGTATGTAATCCACGAAGACTGGGAATACCTCAAAACCGTGTTTGCGGAAATAAAACGCATTGCCGAATCAATGGGCTTTACGCTCAACGATAAGAAATGCAGGATGGTGAGGTTTGGGAAGCCGTTCAGATTCCTCAAGACGCTGTACCGAGTCACAGACACAGGGAAGATCATCAAGACTCCGCACAGGAGGAGTGTTGTCATGGAGAGGCGCAAGGTAAAACACCTCCACAAGAAGTTTCTGCGTGGGGAGGTAAGCATAGAAATGGTCGTGCAGAGCATCACGTCATGGAAAAGCAGCCTTGCACACACCAAATGTCACAAAGTTGTAAGGTCAATCGAAAAGCTGTACAACAGACTGTTTATAGAACCATTTATCAGAGGGACGGAAAGGAGGAATACACCATGTATTACAAATTGACCAGGGACAATGAAATAGTGGATGCCGTGTCTGAACCCGTATGCCATCTCAGATACCTCAAAAGGAACAGAATCTTCATACCCTCGGACAAAGGCGATGCCATTATGTCAGACGGGGGCGGTGAAATATGGCTCCTTAACAAAGACCTCGAAAGTGACACAGGACGAAGGGCTGTCACTATTTCAGAAATCACAAATGAGGAATATGATTCAATCAAGGAACTCTTGGCAAAAGATGAGGCCGTCGAGGACGAATCCGATAATGAAGATTCCGAGCCTGACGGAGACATAAAGGACGACTCCACCTTGGAATGGATAGTGTCAAAAAAGATTGCCGCACTCAGCAGGGAATGCAGTTCGGCAATTGCCAATGGCGTGGACGTAACGCTCCAGGACGGGAAGACGTACCATTTCTCGCTCACGCTTAACGACCAGTTCAATATAACAAGGCTTGCGGCAAGGGCGAGGGAGGGTGATACAAGGTTCATCTGGCACCCTGACGGGGGAGACAGCGCCTACTATTCGGCCAACGAAATACTAAAGATCGAGCAGGCTATGGAGTCGCTCATCACGTACCATACCACGTATTACAACTCGCTTAAGAGGTACGTTCAGTCACTAGCCACAGTCAAAGATATTGATGATGTGTGGTACGGAATGGAGATACCCGAAGCGTATATATCGGCAGCCCTTAAAGGCATTATCGAAAAGAATTGACGGACTTATACGCGGGGATGTAACGGAGGACGCATACTGAACTATGAAATATGATTCCAGCGAAATTATACACAGGCAGAGCATGATAATATCCATGCAGTCGAAGACCATCAATGAACTTTACATGTGCCTTGCACAGTATATGACACAGGACGAACTCGACACAATGCCGGCTGTTTCCAGGCTAAATGCTGCTGCCAACATAGGAGGTGGTATAGATGACCTTACAGGAATTAATTAGTGAAATAGGGGCAACACGCCTTATAGGTATTATTGTGGTGCTTATGTCGCTTATAGAGGTGGCTCCGATAAAGGTAAACCCCTGGAGCATGATAGCGCGGGTTATAGGAAGGGCTTTAAACGCCGAGATTAAGGAGATTATCGAGGAGGGCGAAGCCACTGACAGACGCTATAGGATACTGCGTTTTGACGATGAAATACGCCACCATACCAAGCACACCGAGGAACATTTCAACCAGATTTTAAATGACATAGACTACTATGAGAAATACTGCGTCAAACACCCTAATTTCCCGAACAACAAATCTGTTTCCGCGGTTAAGAACATTAAAAGCGCATGGGAAAAGTGCAAGAAGGAAAACACATTCCTGGTTTAAACAAAAATGAAAAATTATTAAAGGAGGAAAAAAAAGAATGAACAAGAAATGGATTAAAGCCGCAGGCGTAAGGGCAATCAAGACAGTTGCACAGACGGCAATCGCAACGATCGGGACATCCGCAGTATTGGGGGATGTCAATTGGGTTGCAGTTTTGTCATCCAGTATTTTGGCTGGACTGCTATCCGTATTAACATCGGTTGCAGGGCTTCCAGAAGTAACAGAGGACTAGGAGGGCGGTTATATGAGTAAAGGAATAGATGTTGCAAAATGGAACACGATTACAGACTACGATGCGGTCAAGCGGGCAGGCGTTGAATTTGCAATAGTAAAGGTTATTAATGCAGGCAACACAGCCGATTCCTCACTTGGCAAGCACATTACTGGCTTCAAAGGTGCAGGCATACCCTGCAATATGGGCTACACCTACAGCTACGCCAACACAGAAGCCAAGGCAACAGCAGCAGCAAACGCCTTTGTTAAGTACGCAAAAGAGCAAGGCATTAATTATATGTGGCTAGACCTTGAAGATACGTGCATGAGGGGATTGGCAGGCAGAATTGTGGCAATCATCAATGTGTATAAGCAGATTGCCAAGAATAACGGAATGGACTTCGGCATATACACTTACAGCGACTATTACAACAGATACATCAAGC